TGTATTCAGAAACAAGATTAAGCAATATGCCGGTTCGTTGTCCCTAGATGGACAGAGAAAGGTCATCATCATAGATGAGGCTGACTATCTGAATCCGAATTCGACACAGCCAGCACTTCGTTCTGCAATCGAGGAATATTCTAAGAATTGCACGTTTATTTTTACATGCAATTACATTTCGAAGATCATTGAACCACTTCGTTCCAGATGTGCGACTATTGATTTCTTTCTTCCTCCAGAAGAAAGAAAAGCAATGGCAATGGGATTCTTCAATCGCGTCAGGGATATTTTAGTTCAGGAATCCATCGATGCAGACATGAAGGTTGTTGCGAAGTTGATTGAAAAGAATTTCCCGGACTATAGAAAGACATTGAATGAACTTCAACGTTATTCTGTAAATGGTAAGATCGATGAGGGAATTCTAGCATCCGTCAAGGAAACTGACGTAAAGGACCTGTTAGCAGCCCTGAAAGCGAAGAACTTCAAGGATGTTAGGAAGTGGGCTGTCATGGGCGCTCAGGATTCCGGTGCAGTTTATAGCAAGCTTTATTCTGCATTGTATGATGAACTACAACCGCAATTCATTCCGATTGCAATCATCAAGCTTGCAGACTATCAATACAAGTCTGCATTCGTAGCAGATCAAGAATTAAACCTAACAGCATGTCTATCTGAAATCCTATTGGAGTGTGAATTCAAATGAGAGGCAAAACAGCAAAGAGATTGAGAAAAGCAGCAGAACTAAATTCTGCTGCATCTAGTGATCCTAGAGCCGCAAGAACAGAATACAAACGTCTAAAGAGAGAATGGAAGGATAGGAACAAAAATGATTGCACCTATTAATGGCGGTATATCAAAACATTGTTTGGTTTGGTGCGGTAGACTTGGTTGTGAATGCAGTAGACGGGGCCCGTGGACGCCTGCGCCAAATTTGGATTTAGAGGGAACAACCACACCGTCCTATGAAAATTTAGACCAAGATGGCAAAATTCATTTCATTCGTGAACTAGACAAATTCGATGTTTATGATTTGGAAAAATTGATTGGAATTATAGAAACAGAGCCTAATGATCTAGTAAGAGCAATTGCTAGAGCTACATTGGAAGGACTGGCGGTTGATATTGTTAAACATTTCATACAACGAGAACTAAATCAACCTAGTGGTTTTGAAAGAGATATTTCAGAATGAATCCATTTGATTATGTGAAGGCTATCAATGAAACCAAGGAAGATTTGATGGTTGATGAAATCACGGAGAAAGCATATGCCCCGTTCATGGTCAACCGATCCCTTTCTTATTTCATGGATACTGTCTTCCTAGCGAACGAAATGAATTCTAGACCACATCTAGACAAAAAAACACAATTTAACTTCTTGATAAATACAGTCAGACCGAGAAAGAGGTTTTCTGGTAAATGGCATAAGATTGAGAACGGCGAGACAATAGAATTGATCATGAAGTATTATGGATACTCAGCCGAAAAGGCTCGCCAAGTTGTTCCAATCCTGAAGGAATCAGACATTAAACAGATAAAGAAAAGCCTCGATCCGGGAGGTGTTAAAGGATAAAACAACAAAAAGAAACAGGAGCGATTGTTACCATGAGTGAAGATATTTTAAATGGACTTGGGATTGAAGTAATCCTACCAAATGCAGACGCATTTCTAAAGGTCAAGGAAACGTTGACCCGAATTGGCGTGTCATCTACTAAAAGCAAAACGCTCTATCAGTCGTGCCACATCCTCCACAAAAGAGGACGCTATTTCATCATTCATTTCAAAGAAATGTTCAAACTAGACGGTAAGGCTTCATCGATTGATGATGCTGATATCGCTCGTCGAAATACGATTGCAAATCTTCTAGAAGAATGGGGACTATTGACATTAGCTGATAAGGAAAAGTCAAAGCACCCCGTCGCTCCAATCAGCCAGATCAAGATCATTTCCTTTAAGGAAAAGGAAGAATGGAGTCTTGTCCAGAAGTACACAATCGGCACACATTCATCAAGCCAGAAGAAGTAACTTTGCCAGATTTCTGGTATCACCTGTAGTATAATGCTTCCTTTCTAGGAGTCTTTATACTATGCCGTATATTAAGCAATCCGATAGAGTTGGAATAGATAGCAGAACCCGTCTTCCCCAAACCGCAGGAGAATTGAACTACGCGATCACAAGATTGATTCTGACATATGCAGATCAACCTTCTAACGGACCATTTAACTACCAAAAAATAAATGACATTATTGGTGCACTGGAAGGTGCGAAGCAAGAGTTTTACAGAAGGCGTGTCGGTCCGTATGAGGACAAGAAAATAATTGAGAATGGAGATGTTTATGAGTGATTTGTTTTCAGACAAAAAAGATAGAGAAATCACAGTCAGGCAAGAAGGTGGTATCGGATTTTGTGGTTTGCTTGGATTGATCTTTATATGTGCAAAGATATTTGGACTACAACCGATCGCATCTTGGTCGTGGCTTTGGGTCCTTGCGCCATTCTGGGTGCCGTTTGTTGGTGTTGTTATAATCCTATTGATCTTACTTGCAATTGCATTGGTGACAGTAAAATGAGAATTTACCTGGCTAGTTTCTTTGAAACCCGCGAACGTCTTCAGGAGCCTAAGAATGCTCTCTGGAAGATGGGTCACGAAATAACTTCCTCTTGGTTAGATGAAGCCCCAATGGCTGAGTTTCTACCGACAAAGGAAATCTTTTGGAAGAAACTAGCAATGAAGGATTTAGCTGAATTAAATGCTGCGGATTCCATCATTCTAGACACACTTGATATTAATCCTCGCGGCGGTCGTGAAGTTGAATTCGGCTTTGCTCTTGCTTGCTGGCAGACTAAGTTGGTCTCGATTGTCGGACCGTATAGAAATGTTTTCCATACGTTGGCTGATAAACAATTTGACAATTGGGACCTATGCCTAGAATGGTACAAAAATCCCCATGCAGATTCACTAAATAAGTCTCGCATTGATGATCCAGTCAAAGCAAAGAGCCTGGAAATAACAGGAACTCCATTTAAGAAGTCGATTAAAGAATATGAAAAACAGAACTAATAACAACAAAAAAAAGTACACCACACCACATTTCGTCCGTAACCTAATTACGGGTGAAGTTTATTCTGCAACTGGCTTAAAGAAAGTCATTGATGGCGTAACCTTCACCGAAATTCTGACGGACAAGGGAACGAGACAGTTCCTAAAGGCTGACGTTCTTAAGGAATATTGGACTGGTGTACGAGAGCCAGAGAAAAAACCAGCGTAAGTTATTGATTTACCAGTATTTTCTACTACTTGACAAGCCTGCCAGATTCCTGTAGAATGCTCATATCATGTGGCACTCCCTAGACTTCGTTGCTCAAGAAAGAAATCTCCCCAAAAGCGATTTCATTGGATTTGCAATTGCGAATCAGCATAAATACGGTCTCGTAAACGAGTTTGGATACTATGAATGCAACACATGGCATGTTGATGCGCTCGTAGAAGATTTCAAGAAAGAACAAGCTAAATAGCAGAAGTAATGCGATGCCCCGGTAACCGATGCGAGCTTCTACCTCGTTAACCGTAAATGGAGTTGCAAATGCGGGTTCGAGTCCTGCCCGGGGTGCCAGAATTCTTTGATGGATGATAGGAAAATCATGAAACGCTATTCCGTTGGAATCACGACTAGCAAAAAACCGTTCTATCACACGGATGAAGTTGTCCTTGCAGTTGACATGCTTGACATTCTGAGCCGCTTGGGGTATGATCGTGCATACATGCTTCCTAACGATGGACGTTTAGTTCCGTTCTTCGTTGAAGATGATTATAAGCAATATGCTCATGATCAGAAGTATGGTGATCTTTTAGCTGCATTTGGAAGCTGTTAAGCCCAATGAAGCGTGATAGAACACTCTGGACTAACGAACAGGTAGAAGATTTTAGACGGTGGCACAGTCAACGTCTACAAAATTTTCCGTATTCAAAAGCACTTGTTGATGAACTAACGCAAGCGCGAGAACAGTGGCTTGCAGGAGTCAAGAAGAAATGATGATCGCCAGAATTATGGATAACTGTGAAGATTGGATGATTCGTTGGAATCGAACTTCGTTCACAGTTAAATTTGGAACACATTACGGATTTGCAATCTATTTTAATAGAAGAAAGAAGAAATGAAGGCGTTGTATAGGAAACTCGAATCAAAAAGAGCCGGAAAGATTTCGTTCGGAGTGGCAAAGAATGCTAAGAGGCGTTCTGGATTAAAGAAGTACCTCGTTAAACAAAAGATTAGGTAGGGAATTAAAATGAAAGACATTACTCGACAGGAAAACGATACCCGTCTGATGGGGTATCGCCTAGTGGTCCAAGGCTGCCGCCTTTGAAGCGGCCATCGTAGGTTCGAATCCTACTGCCCCTGCCATATTTTAGGAAGAAGTTGATTATGAAATTTGATAAGTCGAAATTGCAGTTAGTTATTGAAGAAGAATATGAATATGAAACAACCATCTTCAGGGCTATTGTTCTGTATGATGGAGAAGAAGTAGCATCCGATTCAAGAACGTCGCATGACTCTATGCACTGGTGTCCCCATTGCGATAGAGAAGTTTAATTCTAAGGTAAAGCTAGTGTAGTGGTAGCAAGCTTGTCTGTGAAACAAGAGGCACAGGTTCGATTCCTGTCTTTACCCCACCAGAGAATTTAATATATCAGAGTGTCGCATAGCCTGGTCGATTGCGCCACGTTTGGGGCGTGGAAATGCCGTAGGTTCGAATCCTACCACTCTGACCAATTTATGGGTACATAAACCGTTAAGGACGCGGGGCAGTCTGTAAAACTGTTGCTACGGCTGGCTAGGATCGTTACCTAGGGTGCCCACCAAGGATTTAGACATAATATGATTGGAAAGTTTTATCCTTACAATATCAAACAAGAAACTAATTCTACTCTTAGAATGAAAGTTAGAATTAGTGAACATTTTTGGAAAACTAGATTGTTATCCGAAATGTGTTTGGAATTAGATAAAGTCATTAGGAATTATGGTTATACTTGCAGTTGGGATGCAGGTGGAAATAGACCGATAAAATCGAATGGGAATGATTGCTCTGGTTGCACTTTTGGTTTTAATGGCGATGATAATCTAAGTGAAGATTTGTGGTTTGTTGTTGAAGAACTAAAATGAAAAAGAAAACGTTAAAACAACTAAAATCAGAATTGAAAAAAGGTCCGTCATGGCAGATGCCAGATGACGAAGCTATTGAACACGAATATAAGTACGAGTACAAGAACCATCATTCGCAGTACGGATTTAAAGATTTGGATCACTTCAGGAAATCAGTTCATAATGCAAAGATATTGCATGTGACTCCTGAAGTGGACAAAAAGATTGGATACAGATCACACACATCGTCCTTTGATGACTTGCATAATTTGATCAAGGGATATGCATCGTATCCGAAGTTTAGAAACGAAAAGACTCTGAGAGAATTGTCTGATAGAATTAAGGAAGGAAAGCCTACTAATTATCCGATGTTGCTGAAGTGGCCTGATGGCAGATTGACGATCATGGGCGGAAACACTCGCGCTGATCTTTCGATGCAGCACCACGGACATTATGATGCATTGATCTTGGAGAAATAAATGAGTAAGCCCAGAAATACTGAAAATGCAATCTCCAAAAGAAAACAACAAGTATCTGATTGGAAAAACGGCAAAATTTTAGGTAGGATGAATGATAAACAACTACGCGTAAAGATGTTTGTTAGAGAATATCTATTTGAAAAATACAATTCTTCGTGTGGAAGATGTGGTTGGAAAGAAATTAATCCAGTCAGTAAACAATGTCCCTTGCAAGTAGAACATATTGACGGAAATGCAATGAATGATAGGGAAGAAAATTTAATTCTGTTGTGCCCTAATTGTCATTCGTTAACACCTACATATATGGCACTAAATAAAGGAAAATGTACTAGAGATAGGTACAAATAAACACAATGCGGCTGTAACCGGCTTGGCTACGAACCAAGACTAAGGTAATGGATGAAAATGCAGGTTCGACCCCTGTCAGCCGTGCCAAATTTGAAATAGATAATGATGAGCAAGATATATCCAAATGACTTTTTCGACCTGGGTAGTTACTGTTGGGTTCGTATTATCTTTGGGGAAAAAATTGCAACGATAGCAGATTTGCAAGCTAAAGTAGACCCAATCTTAGTACCTCACAAACTCAAGATTAGTTCGACAGTTAAGGATATAAGAACCTACACTATGAATCGTGATTCGCAAGGAAAACCAGTTGGGATTAAAACCGGTGCAGGTGCTAAACAACTAAATCATATGGATGAAATAGAATTAGGAAAAGAATACTGGATTTGTTGTTATCACCTATAACATATGCTCCTATAGCTCAATTGCGTAGAGCGGGTATCTCTAAAATACAAGGCTGCGGGTTCGAGTCCTGCTAGGAGCGCCAGATTATATCATGAGTAAAGTATATCCTAGTGATAATGAGATTTTTTGCAGTAATATTTTAAGGCAAAAGAGTTTGTGCTGGATCAGATTTAATTTGATCATTGTGCCGTCAGAATTTTTGGATTTCAAGACTAGAATCAACAATGCATTGTCTGCCTTTGGTTATGAATTCTATGCTGAGGGTCCCCACGAAAAAGTCTTTATTACGCTTGGTTCCGTTAGTAGAAATACGACGGGCAAAATAGAACATGTTAGTCTTGCTAACTATTTTACCTATGCTGATTTAACAGCAGGAATAGATTACTGGGCATTGTGCAAGATCATAAAGAAATGAACAAAGTATATCCTGAATATCCTGTTGGTGGAAATGCAGATAATTACTATACGCCAGGCACGTATACATGGATTAGATTTAACTTGACGGAAATTCCGTCAATAGAAGAAGAATTTCACGAACGAATCAGCAAAGCAATAGAGAATTACCCATTCAGACTAAAACAAAAAATCGATTGGATGAATGTTCGAATTTTTGCGTCAATAAAAAATACTGATGATAAAATAATTGGATTTTCTTCTGTAATTGAAGAAGTATTATCATATACGAACTTAAGATGTAATGAAGATTACTGGATTCTAGTTTACTACAAATAATAGAGCGAGAGAGAGAAAGGAATGAACATGCTGTAGATTCATAATAACGGACCTCCATAATAAGCTGTTTGCTTAAGTAATATACACACAAACAAACACATATATGGAGAGAATCACAAATGAATTACATTATCGATAAAGAGCAGTACCTGAAACTCAAAGCAGCATGGAAGAAACAAGAAACACATTCTTCGTCCGAAATCGTGGCTTACAATATCCTTCGTGGATTTGATGCGAAGCGAGGATTTACGGAGAAGACAAACAAGATCAAGCTTGCAAATGGCGCAACACCTTGGCAAGCATTTGAATCTGCAAGAAATGGATTGAATTACTATCTCAAGTATTCGCGTGAAAAGACGTATTTTAAGAAATGGGATTTGGACAATTCGGAAGAATTGACAACTAAGATGTTGGAGGCGCTGAAATAACATGGAAGCCTCCTACACATATCTTTTCATTCGACAAGACTTGTGTTTGGAACAGCAAATAATTCAGACCGCTCATGCAATTCACATGGTCGGTCTGAATCAAGAAGATAGAAAGCTGATTCCGAATGCGGTTCTTATCGGAGCCAAGGATAGCAAAGAACTAGTTGACATTTGCCAATATTTGGAGTATAATAGGATTCCTTTTGAGATGTTTTGGGAACCCGACATTAACGAATATACTGCAATTGCTACACATCCGTTAAAGGGGAAGATTAGGAACAAGCTTAAGCATTACAAACTTTTGAAATATGGAAAAAATGAAGATCACACTTAAAGAACGAAAACCTAGAAATCACCTTGTGGGCTTAATGGCTCTTAGGAATGGCTCTGGTCGCCATGAGAAATCTCATAAAGCCAAACGCCGCTCTGACAAGGTGAAACTTCTACGGGAGTGTGGTGTTTAACGGCCTAGCACAGCGAACTTTTAATTCGACAGGTATCGGTTCAAATCCGGTCACTCCCACCAGTTAAGGGGAGTATCGTATAGCGGTTATTATACCCGGCTCTTACCCGGAGAGACTAAGGTTCGAATCCTTATATTCCTACCAGTTTTATTTAACAGAAAGATACATCATGGATCAACTTGTTCTGAACAAGAAGTCTTGGCACTATGCAGAAGATTCTTTCATTGTCGAATCTTTCAAGTCTTGGAAGGGGAAGTTTTGCCGGAAAGTGACGTTCAAATAGTGTTATAATAGTAGTCTAAATTGCCATTTTAAAGGATAAATAATGTTTCGATGTGAGAAGTGCCAGAAAGTATCTGAACCGCGTGAAGTGTCTCATAAAGTAGTCACGGAAACTAGGGAAGTAGAGTATCCCTATCGTGAGTATGCAAACAAGAAAGATGTTCTGTTTGATCCGCGAGGAACTGATGATCCGGGTGGAGTTGGTCATGAGACAGTGAAAGAAATCACTGTCTGCGGTGAATGTGCAGAAAAGATGGTGTAATACAAAGTCTCGGTCGTCTAATTGGTCTAGGACCACAGCCCTTCAAGCTGTACAATACGGGTTCGAATCCCGTTCGGGACTCCAAGAATTGCTGAATGACGATTCAGAAAGAAAACTCTTTGCGGCCTTGTAGGGAACGGGGGGGGGGTTGGTTAAAGCAGAGGGGTAAAAGTCCATACGTTCCCACCAAATTTTTATATATAATAGATGTACACGCTACGGTGGCTCAGCGGCGACAGCACCACTCTTGTAAAGTGGCAAACAAACAACGTAGGTTCGATTCCTACCCGTAGCACCAAAGAATTATTGCCCAATAGTGTAACGGCAGCATGACAATCTCCAAAATTGTTGGTGGGAGTTCAAATCTCTCTTGGGTAGCCAAAATTGTCATTTGATAAATACTCCAAATACCTAAATGTTATTTGGAGACTATAAATGTCAAGTGAACAGTGGAAAATTGATAATGCCGATAAAATGCGGCAGTATAGGCGTGAGTGGTATCACAAAAATAAAGTTCATGCCAAAAAAGAAATAGCGCGTCGTAGAGAAGAATTGAAAGCTTGGATGAGAGAGTTCAAAGCTGGATTGAGTTGTAAAAAGTGTGGAGAAAATCATCCCGCTGCATTACAATTTCATCATCTTAACCCTGGTGAAAAAGATATGAATATTTCCGAAACTATTCACAATGGATGGTCCAAGAAAAAAATTCAGAAAGAAATGGCAAAGTGTATTGTATTATGTGCAAATTGTCACGCAAAAATTCACTACGAAAAAGATTAGGGTTCGATTCCTTGTCTTCCCGCCATAGAATTAAGGTTCCATAGTTTAGTTTGGCCGAGAATAAGCCCCTGTCACGGGTTAGACCCGGGTTCGAATCCCGGTGGGACCGCCAGAACAAGTCAAGCGCATCCGAAAGGATGGAGTCTGTAATGGGCTTTCGGCGTGATTTCCGACAAGACGGTTGCATTAAGGGTGTAGATAGAGAAATGGAATCCTTGAACAAGACTAATGCATAGGAATGTGCACCAAAGTAACATGCTACACCAAATAAACGGATGTATAAACTACTATGATAACTGATGAACAATTTGTGCTGATGATCGAGTCTCTGCTAAGAGTAAAGACAGTAGAGCAATTAGCAACAGATTTAAGAGTCTCCAAACCAACCATCGAAAGATGGAGTGTTGGAGAAAGCGTGCCAGTATCAGCAGGTAGGGATTCCGTTTATCTATATTTTGAAGAAGAATTACAGAAGTGTTTGTTGAAGTTTAAAGCTGCAAGTGCAAATAACAAAAACGTGAACATTGGAGAGTGATGCAGTCGGATTGGTCCGGCGACTGGCCTTGAAAACCAGGTTCTTGTGACGAACAGGATGGGGTTCGATTCCTCCTCTCTCCTCCAGAATTTAAATGTCAATATCATATAAGAATCTTATTGGAAAGATCATAAAAGCAAAGGAATTTGAGATTCCGTCTGCAAGGACTTTTACTTCCTCAGAAAAGCTTCCTAGATATCGACACACACCATTTAGTGATGAAGAAACAGCATTGAGAGCAGCAAACAAAGCAAAACAATCGAAGCGCGCGTCTGCGACTATCAAGAAATTGAATGCAGACCCAGAATTTGCAAAGAAAAATTCCGCGCGTAGGACAAAGATGAACCTTGATCCTGAATTTGCCAAAGCTAGCTCAGAGAGAATGCGTAAATTACATGCAGACCCAGAATTTGCTAAAGCGCACAAAGAAAGACTAGCAAAACTGAATTCTGATCCAGAGTTTAAGAAACAAAATGCAGAGCGAATCAGAAAGCTGAATGCTGATCCAGAATTTATACGCAAAAATAGAGAAGCAATTAGTGTTGCTCAGAAGAAACGATGGGCTCAATTTCGAGCAAACAAATCTAACGAGCCTTAATAAGCTAGTGGAAAACTGCATCTTTGGTAAAGATGTTTCCGTGGTTCGATTCCACGTTTAGGCACCAAATAACAGATAGGACACATATACATTATGAGCAAAAATAAAGCATTGGGAATATTCTATGCATTCTGTTTTACAATTGGCGTATTTGCAGTTCCAACGGTCGTAGTTATTCTTATTGCTACACTATTTAAGTATTTTGGTGGATTGGGACTTGTCGTAGCAGGAATTTCTATTATCTTTTGTGTGTTTTGGCATGGCATCTATGAGGAACATTTCAGTGAATAAACGTGCTATTATTTACGCAACGTTGGCTTGGTTGTATATCGTCATCATGATTATTTGTCACTATTTAAATCCTATCGTAACAGTTATTATGTTGATAGCCCTACTTGCTGTTGTTGTGTGGGCATTTCTGTACAATTGCATCAGATTGTTTCAATAAACAAAATGGAAGCTTGTCAGAGTGGTCTATTGTAGAAGTTTGCTAAACTTCCGACTGACGAAAGTTGGTCCAGAGGTTCGAATCCTCTAGCTTCCGCACAAAGTAGAAATCCATAAATAGAGTGTATGAAATACAAATACCTCTATCAAATCACAAACCTCGTGAATGGAAAAATCTACGTTGGAGTTCATGTAACTTGCAACTTACAAGATGGTTATATGGGCTCTGGAAAAGTTATCAAAAATGCAATTGCAAAGCATGGAATTGATAACTTTAAAAAAGACATACTAGAATTCTTCGATAATGAAGAAGATATGTATGCAAGAGAGAAAGAGGTTGTAACAGAAGAATTTCTCTCTCGAAAAGATGTTTATAATTTGCGCCGTGGTGGAAATGGAGGATTTGATTTCATCAATAATAACGGCTTAACAAATTCAAAAGATAACTTCAAACTAGCAGAAAAGGTTCGTACTGCAAAATATTCTGGAGACAAATGGTCTAAACATCTTAGAGAAAAAAGAAATCAACCAGTAAAGATTATTACATGTCCGGAGTGTTTAATTAAATTTGAATGGAAACATAATGGTGTCAAGAAATTTTGTTCGAAGCATTGTTCTGTTGCATTCAATAATAAATTGAGAACCAAGCAAACTACTATATGAACAAATATCTAAAAGCACTCATTTCATTTCTTGTCACTTGTTCGATACCCTTATTGCTTTGGCTAATTACAATCTATCCTGAAATAGCAAAGAATGTAGGAATCGGCATGTTTTACGTTTTCTCTTTCTCATTTGTTTGGGGCATGATTCATGTTATAATGTTCGAACACATTAATAGAAGATAGTATGAAATACGCTCTAACATCACCACTAGAACACGAAGGCATTCAGGCAGCCTTCGCTTTTGTTGAAGATCATTTCTATGACAAAAAGCTTTGGGTAAACAACCAACCAGATTGGAATTTATTGAATACAGTGTTCAATATGGCAGTAACAAACCCGAACGTTCTACCAGTCACAAAATTAGCTATGGTTAGAATTGCTCATGGTGCAGCACACGTTAAACAATTTCCTGCATGGGCAAAATTACGCGATCAATGTATCGTTGAGTTAGGAGAAAAAGTTTGTGCTGGCTTGCAAGGATTAGAACACAAAGGAAATCAAAATGTCATTTGATTTTATTGAAAACTCAGAAGAACTCCCAAATCTAACTGAGATTGTAAACGATGTAATATCACATCTGAATGTCAAGGACAGACAGATTCTTGAAATCACCGCTCGTTCTGAGCTACAGTTAAAATTCCCCGAATGGGCAAATCACATCAAGAATTTCTACATGCTCTGGAGACTAGATAATCCAGTAACACTAGGAATCGGTGTCGATGCAGTTGTATTACAGATTATGGAAGCAGTTTGGGCCGCAGTGCATTCGTATAAACCAACAACGGAGTATGCATAATGGAAAAGAAGGAAGTGAAGGATAAAGCTGAATTCATCGGAGCAAGGAAGAATTCACATTTCAAGATGGATAAGCAAACCAAGCGCCTTATGGCATCACTTGGTAAGTTCCCAAACACTGTCAAACTAAGTGACAAGGAACAGAAAGAGGCCGAAATCAAGCTTGAAAATCTCACACCAAATTCCCTGAAGAATTTGATGATCGATGCTCAGTTGTCCTCAATGTCCGCTTCTGCAAGTGGAATGCGCGATCCTCTTTGGAAACCTAAGAAAGACAAACCTTCGGAAGAAGAAGGCGATGCAGTTAGCGCCAATGGCAAACTAAGAAAAGGAAAACGCTCGATCAAGATGAGGAAAGAATCAGAGTCCGCACCGGTAGTCACGGAATAATACTTCCTCCAAGGACGACGAAATAAGTATTATTTTAATGCTGGTGCGGATTTACAAATATAATAGGGAGAATTGATAAACATGGAATTAAAACGCAATCAAGAATGGTGGGATGTATTTTATTTGGGACTAGCTGAGTTTATGTCTACTGCATCAAAGGACCCGTCAACAAAGGTTGGTGCTGTCGTGGTAGATAAATATAATGCAGCTATTGGATTGGGATATAATGGATTCGCTCCCGGAGTTGCTGATACAGAAGAACGCTTGAACAACCGTGAACTGAAATACAAATTGGTAGTTCATGGAGAAATTAATGCAATGAACTTTGCACAGAGAGATTTGCATGGTTGCACACTGTACACATGGCCATTTATGCCTTGCTCTGTCTGTGCAGCACAAATTATCGCTCGCGGTATTACTAGAGTTGTAGCACCATTTTCAGACAATCCAAGATGGTTAGAATCATTTGAATTGACTAGGATGGAATTTAGGGAAGCTAACGTCGAATTGGTTGAATTTGGTGGACCTCTGAAGCCTGTATTCGTAACTGGCTTGTCTATAGCTGCTGCACCGCAACCAGAGAAACCAAAACCAGTTGACCCACTAGCAGGATTTGATCTTAGAACACCCAAGGATATAATGTAATCATGAAACAAGAAATCGTACAAAAGTTTTTGACAAATACGGATGAAACCGGTAGGTTCATAGTTTCGTCACCCAGAACAGGCAGAACATATTTTATCGAGCCTATTGGCGATCCTCATATTGCGTGGGGTTCTATTGATCCAGCCACCAAGAAATTGATGAACAAAAAGGGTGCGGGAAAATACACCGGTTCGATTGAAGAAAAAGATTCTATGATCACAGAAGAAAATGGATTCAAGAATATTCGAATGCTCCCTCCGGGAACATCCCCATTGGCTGCAATCGAATTTGTTGATGCTCAATATCCAGATAAGGGAGAGAACAAAAATGGGAATTAAAGTAAAGAAAGAAGAAGACGTTGAAGTAACTGAATCAGAACTAAACAAATTCAGTCACGAATACAACGAATCTATGAAGTACCGTGTTGGTCCCGGACCGACGTTAGAAGAATTCATTCGAAGAAAGAAATCTGGTGAATTGAAAGAAGACCGCAAGCTTTTGAAAGAATAAATGCCTCTTAAGCATTGTAGGTGATGCAGCGGTTTCGTAAACCGCAGAATCGGGCTCGAATCCTGAAAGAGGCTCCATTATACATATTTCCATACAATAACAATATTGGAGTATGAAAATGGAACTCATGGTCATTAGAAGTTTTTTTGGTAAGACATGTACGATTGGCTCGTTGTTCATCAACGATCAATTTGAATGCTATACATTAGAAGATGTAGTTAGGGAAGTAGTAGGTCAACCAGTTTCGCAATGGAAAAAATTTGGTCAAACAGCAATCCCAAGAGGTCGCTACGAAGTAATAGTAACCAGATCACCACGATTTGGTTTCGATACTCCAGAAATTCTGAATGTTCCGGGCTTTTCTGATATCAGAATGCATAAAGGGAATACAGATAAAGACACTGAGGGTTGCATTCTATTAGGTGCTGCAAAGGACGAAAACAACGAAGATATTCTAGAGTCAAAAGTAGCCTTCGAAGCATTTCTGCCAAAAGTACAAGCTGCAATTGGCAAAGGTGAAAAGGTCTATATCACAATAGGATAGTTCTGTGTTATAATGCGTGTCTATATCATGTACGGCAAACTCTATCCAAAAGAAGTTGCATCAATAATTTTTCCTGCCGGTGTTCCGGGAGCCGGTGATACTGTTATCGTGATGCCCGCTAGATTTACTAAGTTGTTTATGGACGATGTTTATGTCAATATTAAAAATTTCGAAATAGCTAGAATGGCTCTGGATTCAGCGATAGAATCATTTGGATATCAGCGTAGATATGCATCATGGAGAAATGAAAAAACATTGGAGGAATTTCATTACCTAGATATTAATTATCTAGATGATAGTTTCTCTGAGAGAATCCTCATCCAAGTAATACCTGTACTAAAATAAAATCATGCATTTAGGCAAATACTATCCAGAAACTTGTCAATTTGAATTCTTTGAATCTGATGGAGGTCAACCAGTATATGCAATAATAGTCAGATTGAGTATACACGGTATTTCTACACCTAGTGGCAATTGGGAAAAGACTCTCAAAGCCGAATTGTGTAGCAAAGTTCATAAAGGACTGCCTCTAATGTTAGCAGAACAGAATATCTTCAGATTGGGTGAAGGTATATTGCTCTGCAAAGAGGATGGAAATCTTGTTCTTAGTGGCGATGAGTTTATGTTGGGCCCTGATGGATATACAGTGAATCGTTTTAAGGTATTTTTTAAATGAGCTACGGTAAATATTATCCGGCATCTCTTGATTATGATGGTAAAGTAGATGCATTTTATATAAAACTTCGATTGACTGATTTAGGCAGCAGTAAAATAGGCTACGGTGATCTAAAAAAGAAATTAAAAGAAGCTCTGGTTGCGCGAAATGACGGGATTATGCTGCCGGACCAGAACTTTTTAGATGACTCCCTAAGAGCAGAAAATGGCAGAGAGGTAACGGATAGAACTTTTTATCTCGATCAAGATGGCTTTACGAAACTAATGAGGATATATTTTAAATGATTAACGAGAACGGAAGCATTGACACTGTTGCAGTTGCAAAGCGTTATTTTGGTC